TTGAAGTATGGGTAAGAAAAGAATATCTCACTGATCATCAATCTGGTCATGGTGAATTTGTAAAGGGCGTTTGGGTGTCGTGTAAGTCGATACCTGGACGTGCTTTTTATTTTGAGACATACTTACCAGAGTATGCTGCATTGTATGATAAACTGCCTATCAGTGCCTTTGTAGCGGATCCTGAGACCCCTTCACCTGATATGAACCTACCTAACCTACAATTCTGGAATTGTATGGACTATGGCGTCGTATCTGTAACCAAACAATTCATTGGTTCAATGGATTATGAGTTATATACTAGGGACCATGGGATTCAAAAAGGTACTTATATCTGTACAATTGATAATTATCACCAGGATCCTGATACAATTGACTATGCAACCAGTGAAAATCCTGCTGAACATAAGTCACATAACCTGATTGAACTTGAAAATGGACAGTATGCACTCTATCCTAACAATAGAATGCGTATCTTTGACAATAGTTTGACTCCAGAGAATCCAAAGATGCCTGATTTCAAGGTATCAACTCAATATTATAGTGTTGAGAATGGTTTTGAACGTCTTGGTATGGGTCGTGAAGACGAATATTTCTGGAAAACTGCTAAAGAACGTAATTTAGAGGAGGAAAATGAAGAGAACACCTGAGGAACTAGTTGAATTTGAGAAAGAACTCAAAAGATTAGCAGAATTAGAAGAATCAAAAAGAGTTTGGGAACTTGCAGAACAGGAGGAACAGGAAAATGAATGATTTTTTAGACAATTTGGCAAATGATCAGCATCAAAAGATGCTTCGTGAGATCAGTAATGACGATCTGACACCAAAAAAGAAAAAATTACAGCAAGAGGGTGAGTTATTTGACCCTCAGAGTGAACCTGAACCACTTTACGAATAAGATTTACCCCTATAAATAAGTCAGAACTTATTATATAATCATAAATAATGCCTTTAGAAAGGGTAAGTCAAGGTTTTAAGGATGTCAGCGCCACTTTTAAGGCTAATCCCCTTACAAGTGACGTTGTCATTATGAAGAATGCTGCGGCAATCTCAAGATCTGTCCGCAACATTGTACTGACTTCCCCTGGTGAAAAGTTTTTTGATCCAGATTTTGGGTCACAAGTTAGTAAATCACTGTTTGAGAATATTGATAACATCACAGCAGTGACAATTAGAGATGAAATAGAAAACTCCATTCGTAATTATGAACCAAGAGTTTCATTATCTTCCGTTGTTGTCGATCCAGACTTCGATAACAACGGATTTAACGTAACTATTGTCTATAAAATTGTTGGAGTTGACATACCACCTCAAAGGTTAGAGTTTGTATTAGAATCAACTCGATAAATGGCACTAGTAAACTACGCAAATCTGGATTTTTCCCAGATCAAATCCACACTTAGAGAATATCTAAGAAATAATTCTAATTTTACGGACTATGACTTTGAAGGGTCTAATCTGTCCACGATTTTAGATGTTCTGGCTTACAATACCTACCTGGCATCCTACAATGCCAACATGGTATCGAACGAATGTTTTATTGATAGTGCAACATTGAGAGAAAATGTTGTTGCACTTGCAAGAAATATTGGATATACCCCAAGATCAAAGAAATCATCAACTGCAACGATCAGTTTTATTGTTGATACGACTGGAATTACTCCAGCACCAACGTCAATTACTCTAAACAAAGGTCCAATCGCGACATCAGGTGGAACTTTTGCTGGAAATTCTTATATTTTCTCCATCATGGACGATGTGACAGTCCCTGTTGTCAATAATATTGCAGTTTTTGACCTTTTACAAATTCACGAAGGTCCTTATCTGACCGAAACCTACACATATTCCTCTAGAAATCCAAATCAGAGATTTTTAATCAATAATGCAGGCACAGATACTGATCTGATTCGTGTTAGAGTCGGAACTAACAGTTCTACAGGCAAAAGAGTCTATGCAAAACAGGATAGTCTCTTTGATATTGACGGAGATTCAAGAGTTTACTTCTTACAAGAGGTAGAAGACGAAAGATATGAGATTATTTTCGGTGATGGAGTCTTTGGTAAGGCACTTAGTGAAGGAAATGTTATTGAAATCAACTATTTGACCACTTCTGGTGGTGGTGCTAATGGATTGAGTCAGTTTTCTTTCAACGGAAGAATGACTTATGTAAGAAATGGAGTAACATACCCCATTTCACAAGGTATTTCAATCATCACAACTGATATTGCAGCAACTGGCGGTGATGTTATTGAAAAAGTAGACTCAATTAAGAAGTTTGCTCCCAGAATCTATGCTTCTCAGAACAGAGCACTGACTGCAAATGACTATGAGACACTAATTCCAGCAAAAATCTATCCAGAGACTGAATCCATCTCTGTTTTTGGTGGAGAAGAGTTGATCCCTCCTCAATATGGAAAGGTTTTCATCAGTATCAAACCAAGAACTGGTGAATTTCTCCCAAATCTCATCAAAGAGAATATTAAGAGAGATTTGAAGAAATATGCTGTTGCTGGAATCGTTCCTGAAATCCTTGATTTGAAATATTTGTATCTTGAGGTTACATCTAACATTTATTACAATACAAATCAAGCCCCATCAGCATCAGAAGTCTCTACAATTGTTCAAAGCAATATTGAGTCATATGCCGACTCAAGTGAATTGAACAAGTATGGTGCTAGATTCAAATATAGTAAATTTTTGAAAATTGTTGACGATAGTCACGAAGCGATTACATCTAATATCACCTCTGTAGCAATGCGGAGAGACGTTAGGGCTGCCCTTAATACACTCGCAGAGTATCAGATAGGGTTTGGCAATCAATTCCACATTGCAAGGATGAGTGGGTACAATATTCGCTCAAGTGCCTTCAGAGTTGCTGGTGTTTCTCAGAATGTTTACATCGGAGACATTCCAAATACCAACAGAGAGAATGGTTCATTGTTCTTATTCACTCTTGATAATCCAGCATCAAGAAACCCAACAATCGTTAGAAGAAATGTTGGTAGAATTGACTATATCAAAGGAATTATCACTTTGAATCCAATTAATATTCAGTCTACCCAAAAAGTGATTGATGGTCAGTCTGTAATTCAGGTGGTTGCTACACCACAGTCAAATGATGTAATCGGATTGCAAGATTTGTATTTGCAACTCGATGTAAATAACAGCGTCTTTGAAGTTATCACTGACAGCATCGCTTCTGGACTTGATCCATCGGCGTCATCTTACACAGTCTCTTCAAGCTACAATTATAACAGAGGTTTACTGGTAAAACCATAAAATGACACAAACTAGAATTCCCTTCAAGACTATCGTAAAGAATCAACTCCCTGATTATGTCAGGGACGAATTCCCTTTGTTGGGAGAGTTCTTGTCACAATATTACCTTGCTCAAGAATTTCAAGGAGCTCCTCTTGATTTACTTCAGAATATTGATCGATACATTAAATTAAACAATAATGCAAATGTAATAAAATCAACTTCTCTAAGATCAGATATTACTTCAACTGATACTACAATATTAGTTAATAATACAAATGGGTATCCTGACGAATATGGTTTAATCAAAATTGACAATGAAATAATTACATATACTGAAAAAAATGATTTTAGTTTTATCGGATGTATTCGTGGATTTCAGGCTCATGCCAAAGATCCTAAGAATGAAACTTTTGTTTTTTCGGATTCTGACTCAGCATCTCATAAAGCAGAAGCAACGGTAGAAAATTTAAGTGTAGATTTTCTGTCAAGATTTTTTAAAAAGGTAAAACATCAGTTTTTACCTGGACTTGAGGATAAAACATTATCTGACAAAATTAATAAGAATCTTTTTGTAAAACAGGCAAAAGATTTTTATACATCAAAAGGCACCGATCAATCATTTAAGATTCTTTTTAAGGCATTATATGGGGAGGACGTTGAGGTTTTAAAACCTGCAGATAATCTATTCACTCCATCACAATCTTTGTATAAAATTACAAAGGATATGATCGTCGAACCCATTTCTGGGAATGTTATGGATGTGAGAGGATATACCATGTATCAGAACACTTTCAATAGTTTGATCAATAAAGCATACGCTCCAATCACTGATGTTGAGAGAGTTATCGTTGGTGGAGCAACAACTGACTACTATAGATTGAGTTTTGATGCTAATTATGCTAGAGACCTTCAATTTGACGGGGCAGAATATGGAGAATTTGTTGCACATCCAAAAACCAAGATAATTGGAGACTACACGACTTCATCTACAACTTTTGATGTTGATTCGACAGTTGGATTTCCAAAATCTGGCGAATTAACAGTGACATATGATGACAGAACTGTTGGTATCGTCTCATATACATCAAAATCAATTAATCAGTTCTACGGAGTATCTGATATTACAAATACAATCTCTGATAATTCGACTGTAGGCGTAAACACAACTGCTACGGTCGATCTGCCAGATGGAACTGTTGTTTCCATGAGAATTGTAAATGTTTTGAGTGAATACCATGTTGGTGAGCAAGTTGGTTGGGTAAAAGGCAAACCATACTATGGTCCTTATCATATTCATAAGGGTAGAAAGATGGTTGGAGCGAAACACGTCTTAACTCCTCATGATTATAT